CCGGTCACGCACTGGGCCTCGACGCCGCAGTCACGAAGTATCTGCGCCATGTTGTTGGCGTGCTTGACGCCAGTGCAGAAGAACAGCCACGCCTTGCGGTCGCCGGCACGCTCGATGACCTCGCGCACCACGGCCTCGTTGGTGAGCTTTTTGTCCACGGCTGCCTGCAACTCGGATTCAATGAAGTCGCCGCCGCGCTGGTGGACCTTGGACACGTCCAGCTTGTTCTCAGTGGTTTTGCTCCGCAGCTTGGCGAGGAAGCCCTTGTAGATCAGCTCCTCGATACTGACCGAGTCCAGCAGGGCATGGAACAGCGCAGGCTCGTCGGTGATGAGCCCATGGCCCAGCCGGTACGGCGTGGCGGTGAGCCCCACGACGCGCAGTCGCGGGTTGATGTCGGTCAGCTCCCGGATCAGTTTTCGGTAGCCGCCCTCGTTCTTGTGGGACACGAGGTGGCACTCGTCGATAATCACCAGATCAATGTGGCCGACTTCCGAGGCCCGATCACGAATGGACTGGATGCCCGCGAAGGTTATCGGCTCCTCCAGATCCTTGCGCCGCAGGCTGGCCGAGAACACGCCCAGCGGAGCGCCGGGCCAGTGCTGAAGCATCTTTTCGGAGTTCTGCTCGATCAGTTCCTTGACGTGCGTCAGCATGAGGATGCGCGTCTCGGGGTAGGTCTGGAGCGCTCCCTTGCACAGGGCGGCGATGATGTGGCTCTTGCCTGCGCCAGTCGGAAGCACGAGGCACGGGTTGCCCCCGTTACCGGCCTCGAACCAAGCGTAGAGTTCGTCTATGACGCGCTGCTGGTAACCACGGAGATTCATTTCACCACCTTTGCATCTGGCCACAGCTTCTTGATCTCGCTCACCACGTTACTGGCGCAGCCCTCTGGGTTGGCGACGATTTCGGTGGACGCGAAGCCGGTCTTGCCGTTCACGACCAGCTTGCCGTTGATGATATAGGTCAGCGACCACTCGTCAGGCTCGCCCAGCTTGGCGTTCCACGGCACCATGTCCGGATGCAGGACGTGCGCGTCGCAGCCTTTCAACTGATACTCGAACGGTATGCCTTCAGCGTCGAAGCGCTCGCACTTCCATGTCGAGTCCTCCTTCGGGGTCGAGTGCGCGCAGGTGCGGCAGTTGACGTGCTGCGTCGGTTGCTTCTCGTGGCACATCGCGTGCGCCGGGCAGAAGCGGCACTGATACCACGTCGGATCCGTTGAGATTGGCGGCGGCATCTCGTCCGACAACGCCAGTCGCTTTCCGCGTGCGATCAGCTTCTCGGCGGCCTCCTTGTCGAACTTGACGCGCTCGATGTAGTAGCGGTCATCATCCTTGCAGACCGCCACATACAGGGCGCGCTCAATAAAGGTTCCCGCCATGTAAATCTGCATCTGGCCCCAGTGTTCGGGCTTGGCCTTCAATACGCCTTCCTTCTCCAGCGCGTCGAAGCTCTTTTTGTTGTGCGTTTTGAACTCGGCGATGTGGCGGGTCTGCGGAGCCTCGGGCACGCCGCCCTCGATGATGGCGTCGGCGCTTCCAGAGACATGCGACCCAAAGCTCACGTTCGCCTGTCGCTTGGAAAAGTCGATACCGGTCATTGCGAGATCTTTCATGATCGTCGCCTCCTCGGCATGTCCACGCCGGAACAGGCGAAGCATGCGGCCTGAAAACTTCTCTCGCGCTGCCCAGCGGAATGACAGCCATATCCAGCGGTCGCACGCATGCCCGAGCATGGATGCGCCAAGATGCGGACGCGGACGATCAGGCTTGTCCTCGTGCGCCTTGTCGATCAGCAGCACGATGTCATTCTTGGGTGGCGGGATGGGGGCCATTTACTTCGTCTCCTGACTGACTGCTGCCTTCATGTTGCCGCTCACGTACTGCTCGACAGTCGTAAACATGATTTCGCAGCCCTTGCACTTTCGCCGGCGGAACGTTTTCCCATTATGCGAGCGCGTCATCACCACGCCGCTGCGCGTGTCGTGACAGTGTGGGCAGTGGACGCCTACTTGATTATATTTATCGGGCATCTCTTCAGCCTTCTTTTGGCGGTTCGGGCAGAGGCATCCAATAACTAAACGCTCGATCTGAATACCCCCAATCAGACCCCAGCCCCGCCGCATATATCTCCCACGCGCCGCGCGATCCAATCGAAAACCATCTGATGACGAAGTATTCCTTCTTTCGGTCTATGGCGAGAACGGAACTCCCGTCTCTTGGTGCTAGTTCTATTTTCTTCCATTCGCTCATCATCCATCCTCCCCAAGCGCCTTGCTCGCGATCTCCTGCGCGTAGTTCAGGTTGTTGGCGTTTAGTATAAGACTGAGAGCTTCGCGCGCAGAACGCCCGCAGGACGGAACAAACTCGTCAACGTAGCACTCGCAATCACCGCAACGACATGCATAGGTTGCCAGAGCCTTGCGTAGGCGTTTGATCTCGTCATGCGCCTCTTCTAGTCGGACGATGTAGTCCTGATAACAGACGCAGTTGTCGGTCATCACTTTTTCTCCTCTCCAAGAGCGGCGCGGGCGTTGTCCAGTGCGCCTAACAGAAACGGGGCCACGCCCTCTGGCCTACGCTCCCACTCAGCGATAGAGTTGGCGCAATGACGCAACGCCTCCCGCAGCCGCTTGTTCTCAGCGCACAGGCGTTCGATCTCGTCGATGGCCTCAATGCAGACGGGGTCTGTATCCACTCGGTAGTGGAACACTAGACACCCCCTGATGTTGTCCGGGCATGGGATACTAACACGCTCGCCAATCCTGCTCAGTCTCTTCAAGAGATCGTCGCTCATGACTTCTTCTCCTGTTCAGCGAGGGCGGCGCGGGCCGCAGCTTTAACGGCGTTTCTGACCGCAAGCGCGCCATCCGTAAGCCCGGTCTCATACCAGTCTTTCGGCGTCATTTTACTTGCGTCATGGTGGCCAACGATAACGTCCGCATCAACAGAACCAATGTGCCTCAACGTGTCTTGCAACCGCACGATTTCCTTCGCGGCTTCGTCACGCTGCGCATGGATTTCGTTGAACAGATCGTCATCATTTCCGGGGAGATCGGAAAGGGTGCGACAGAGCCGATCCACAATATCGCTCATCCCTTCTTCTCCTCTCCAAGGGCGGCGCGGGCGATGTCACGACATCGCTTGCAGCCATACGCGTCATCGCCAACAATCTTCTCCATCGCCTCCCGCAGCCGCCCGACCTCCTGCCCCAACGTCACGATGTCGAGCTGCTGTTGGGCGATGCACTCGCGCATACTCTCAGCCGCCACCTCTAGTTTCACGAGATCATCCTCAAGTCGGCAGGCGTAGTAGTGCATGGCAAGCCTATTCTTTTCTGAGTTCTCCAGCGCATCCGCAGCGCGATGAGCTGACGTGTAGCTTGCAGGATACGAACGCAGCTCCTGTATGAGTTCCTTGACCATAACTTTTCTCCCTATTGGTTGCCGGGGCGTCGCCCCGTCTCGCCAGACCACGCCATGCCATTCCGTGCCTGCCTTGCCTCGCCTCGCCGATCCTTGCCAAGCCTCGCTATGCCTTGCCTGCCTTGCTTTGCCTCGCCTCGCGAGGCCATGCCCCGCCACGCCTGCCTTGCCGGACCCCGCCATGCCTGACCATGCCTTGCCTTGCCTGCCTTGCCTGCCGTACCAAGCCCCGCCGGGCCATGCCGCGCCTTGTCCCGCCATGCCTGCCTCGCCTCGCCCTGCCTTGCGTTGCCGGGCCGTGCCATGCCCCGCCTGCGGTGCCTCACCCCTCCTCGCCTCGACTTGCCAGTCCGCACCTCGTCGTGCCTAGCCACGCCTCGCCACGCCACGCCCTGCCTGCCTTGCCCTGCCGCGCTCCGCCTCGCCAAGCCACGCCTCGCCTCGCCACGCCTGCCTTGCCTCGCCTTGCCGCGACATGCCACGCCCCGCCTGCCTGCCCTGCCATGCCTCGCCTGACCGAGCCGCGCGCAGCCTCGCCAAGCCTGCCTTGCCAAGCCCTACCCCGCCGCGCCAAGCCTTGCCTGCCTCGCCGTGCCGCGCCCCGCCTCGCCTAGCCATGCCGCGCCTGCATTGCCCTGCCATGCCTTGCCGTGCCTAGT